AGTAAAGTAAGAATAAGTATACATATAGATGAAAAAGTACTTAAAATTTTCAAGTGTGAGTACCAGTGTAAGAATGAAAGTAGGTACTTTCGATATAGAAATATTTCTCAGAAACGGGTACCACCTATCTCAACCACCCGGCCTATAAGATGGGGTTGACAATACCCCCGGTCTTAGTTTATAAATCTTTTAAACCCTAAAATTATGTCACTTTTAAAAAAGTATGCTGATGCTATCGCTGTTAAAGGTAATCGCGAAGTTCATTATGGTCGTCTTATATCCTTTGCTCCTTCTAAGCCTGTCACTATGAATGGTGACATCAAGGATAAGCTCAATATGATCATTGAGTTTGATGGTGTTAAGACTAAATGGTATGTGCTGAAGGATGCTGTGTATGGTCTACCTAACTATGTTGGACCTGATGGTGTGATGTGTGCTGCTACTATCCAAGAAAGTGAGCCTGATGAAACAGGCAAGACCTTTGCAAACATGGTATCACTAGGAATTCAGGCTATCTAGCCTGTTTTCCTTGTTTCCAGCGCGTTTCATAGACTCACACTCTATATATATAGAGTGAATTGTGATTTGGATGGGTAGCATAGTCAGTGAAGGGCATTGATTATGCTATCTTATCCATAATAATAGTGTTATAAGTGATGTAATGCATCATACCATGTCACTCACATTCACTCTCTTTATCATGTTAATCATAATGTTGATTCTCTAGCGTATACATAAACTCAATTTATTTATAAATACCTATAATATATACATCTATGAAGTCTAAAACAACGATAAACATAATTGCGATAGTTATAATGTATTTATTCATCTATTGCTGTGTAACAATCTCATTATCAAGGAATGTAATACATAAAATATATGTACAGCATGAGCTGAAAATGAGTAAATACTATTCTAAACAACATTAACACAATTGATATGGAAAGATATATTGTATGGAAAGAAATAGTTGATTATCATATTAAGATGATTAATCAACAACATTCTGATCATATGTATTCATTAGTTCAAGATCATTGTGCTGTTATTGTAGCACTTATGCCTTATATTGCATCATTAACATATGATCTTTATGCTAGAATATGTAAGATTAATCATGTATTAATGTGTGATGATATTAAATACTCTGAATATTAATATAGTTGGTAAAGATAGGAATCAGTAAGCCTGATTAGGTATTGTAATGATACTGGTAACAAGAGCCTATAGACGCAGCTTCTATTTTTACCAACTTATACAATTAATATAACATTTAAACCCCTTAATACAATGAGAACATTTAGACTATTAGCTTATAAGCTAGATGATAGTAAAGGTACAGATATGAAAAAAGCATTTCATGCTATTGATATAGTTGAGAATATAGCACAATATCTAGCTAAACTATATAATGGTAAGACAGATTGTTCTAGTTGTGGATGTGTTCAATACTCAGATACATTAATTATTGATGTATCTGAACCACATGCAAGATTGATTGAGAAAGAATATCTATTCATTAGTGAGACATTTAAAAGCCAATATGGTATTAGTTATGAATTATACTCTAAAGAGTGGTTCATTAAGAAATATGAAGCAATACCAGAAGGTCATTTTCCAGGTAAAACTCCTAAAGAAAGAATATTGAATAGATTAAGATCACTTTAACATTTTTTAAACCATCTAATAAACCCTAATAATCATGTCAACCATTCTCAACAACCACATCAATTATGTAAAACCATCAGTATATGAACAAGATTCATCAAATGGTAAACAAATCAATGCTCTTGTAGTTGCTCCAACAACTGTAGAATATGATCATGCTGGTCATGCACATAATCTTATCCCTCTTATGGAGGTTTGTAAAATTAATTATAAAAACAAATTTATAAGGATGGCACAAATAATAGAATAAAATTATATGGATATAAATTGGATAGAAGAAGCTGGATATAATATACTTGAAGAAGGTGTATTATTAATATTAAAGGTATACAAGTAAGATCTCGTAAAAGAGGTAAATATCAAGTAATTACTTTAAAAAATAAAAGTGGTGAAAGATTTACATTAAGTTTAAGTAGAATAATATGTAGTAAGTTTCATCCAAATCCAGATAATTTACCACTTGTTAGTCATGAAGATAATAATACAAATAATAATCATGCAAATAATCTTAAATGGTGCACTGATTCTTATAATGTTAAAAAATCTTTTGATGAAGGTAGATCAAAACCACCTTTAAAAGGATTACATCATTCAGTTAATCCTAAATTAGGATTAGAATTTTATAAGGCTGTAGATAGTATGATAGAATATTTAAATGATGAGTCTTTGCTCTAATTTCTACTATAGTACCATGCTATACTTGTTCTTCTTCAAATAGAAAAAAGATCGTTTGAATTAATAGTAGAAGAATTAGATAAATTACAATTAGAGGGTGTACAATTATGAGAAAAACAACACATGAAATTATAGATGAGATAGCTGCTCATTATAATTTAGGTAATAGAAGTATAATGGGTGAAAAAGCTTTAGTAGATGGTAAAATGGTTGACTTATGTGTGTACAATGGAATAGACAGAAGACATTGTGCATTTGCATATATGATGATTGATCCATCTATTATTAAAAAAGAAGATGAAAAGAATACATGTTATGTAATTATAGATCATTATGCATATAGTGATGCTGATTTAATATTAAAAGAAGAATTCAGAGGTTATGATACTAAATTTTATAGGAGTATTCAAATGTTACATGATCAAGAAGAACATTGGACAAATGAAGGTTTAAGTGAATTAGGTAAAGAATATGTTAAACAAATAAAGATAGATTATCCTAGTAGTACACCACATGATTAAACAACACTCAAATGAAAACACTAATAAGACTCGCCCTGATTCTCTTTTCTACAGGCTCTATAGTAGTGTCCTGTACAGAAGAAATCTTTACACCTGTGTATGTTAATAAGCCTTGGACTCAATCTCAAATAGATAGTCTTAGAGCATTATTAAGACCTGATACAGTATTTAAAGATCGTATACTTATTGATAGTTTCAAGGTAACAATACCTGGACCTACAGTATATATGCCTGCAACTAATAAAGATTCTTTAATATATGTATCAGTACCAGGTAAAGATTCATTAGTATATGTATATATTCATGATACAACAGTAGTAAGAGAACATACATATCAAGATACTTTATTTGTGTATGGTGGTAGAGGATATTATAGTGTACCTCCACCAATTCAAAAGATAGTTACATTGTTCTATAAGAAATGTGTAGACTATAATAAAGTAAATGCACCAGGATGGAATATATCAAGTGGTCTTATATCAATAAGTCCTTGGTTACTATCTGAAAATCCTGATCCAGGATGGTCATCTACAGGTACAGCATCTTACGGAATGTGATTTATAAAAGTAAAAGATGATTTAACAGTTGATGAAATGTTAACACCTATTTGGAGAGAGCTTGCTAGATGGCAGATGAGTAAGAGATATTCTCATAATGAATCTGAAATACTTAGTCCATACTTTAATCCTAATACAGTTACATATTCAACAGTAGAACAACATAAAGCTGAAATAGATCAGTTATTCAAATGAGTTGGTCAGATGTATGCTATATGATAGCAGGATTTTCAATAGGTATATACTTTGGTCCTATATTAGAGAAATATAAGATAAGTATAAAGATTACAAGAACTGATAAAAAAAGAATTGATTATGATGATTAAATATTAAATACTATGTTATATCCCACACTTATAAAAGATAAAATACTCACAATTAAAGGATGGAAATGTGTTATTGTACTAGCAACATATGCTGCTGGAGGTTATGCAATAACATTAAAAGATGCTGAAGATGGTTCACCAATAGGTACTCTAACAAAGTATTTAGATGGTATTCCAGAATCATGTGTTGCATTAGATGTTAACAATTGGGGAGATGAACTACCTTGGATATTACTTGAAAATAATATTATAGAAGATAACCTTATTAATGTATTAAAAAGTGGATATTGTCTTTATCCAGTATATAAATTACATCCAGATATTCTAAAGCAAGTACAATGAAACTATTTGATACATTAAAAGGTAAGAAAGTAATTGTTACTACTGATTATGGAGATATACAGTTAACTATTAAGGAAGTAAAAGAGGAAACAGAATATGTTGAAACTGGTCCTTCTAATCAAGCAAATGATTGGTATCCTGAAGGTTATCATAAAACTACATATAGAGTAACATTTGATAATGGTAAAGTAAAAGTATATGATAATCTTTCAAGTATAAATTTAGTTGAAGCATGATAACAGATATAGTTATAGCATTATCAATTGTATTATATGTACTAGGTGCATTAATAGCAATAGGTTATCAATATAAGTACTCAAAGTATATAGATAGATCAGGTGGAGAACTTGATCATATAACAAGAGCAGTAATGATAGGTTCATTATCATGGATCATAATAGGTATTGCATATTATTATATGAGTACAAATAGAAAACCAACTCGTAAATCTAAAAAGAAAACAAATGAAAGAAGAACAAATAAGATTGATGAAGAAAGAAGCGAGGAGTAATAATATTGAAAAAGTTATTATTACCTCAATATGTTATCTTATATTTGGAGCACTATTATCTTATTTATGAGTGATAAAAAGTATTCACCAAACAATATTTCATATGAGAAGAACTATATAATAGAGAAAGTATACTCTATTATATGTTCTTCTGATGAAGTAGCTAAATGGCATAGTAATGATATTACTGTTAAGAATGGTGAAGCTATACCATTAAGAGCAAGAAAATTTCTAGACTATCATTTAACAGATGAATTATGTCAAGAATGGGTTAATCTAATTGCTGATATAATGTTAATAAAAGGAGATGTAAGAGAATATCAGATTAGACTTCACAATTGGTTAGTGAAGCATGATATTTATGAACAATTCTTAGAACAATTTGATATTAAAGTTAGAAATTATGGCAATAAAACTTGAAGATTTAAAAGATTCAGATATAGGTAGAAAGGTATCATATCGTAATTATCATAATCAAAAGGATGCACCTGGTACATTGGCAAATTGGAATCATAGATTTATATTTGTAAACTATGGTAATCCTGATAATAATATAGCAACAAGACCAGAAGATTTAACATTTATTGAAGAAGAAGCTCCAACAATGGGTAAAAGTTATTAGATATGATTAAGAATCCATATGACATACATCTATTATGTCAAAATAAAGATATACCTTATCTAACATTTCAAGAGATAAGATTAATTATATTTAATTATATTTATAATATAAAAGGTATTGAAGTTAAGGAAGTGTTCACAGTACCTATAATTTCATCACAACTATTTACATTAGGATTAAAAAAAGCACATACATATTTTAAATTAGCATTATATAAATAAGAATTATGAAAACAATTATGAAATTAACTTTGCTAGTATTGATCTTAGGATTATGCAGCACTGTAGTAACAGCACAAACAGAGTTTTGGGCATCAAAATCCAATTCAAGAGATCAAGGTAAATTAGTAAGGAGGCATAAAGCATGGACTAAAGATGCAATGTGTCATACTTATGCTGATAATAATATACAACAAAGAGCGTATATTAGAAGATTAGAGTTTTATAGACCTAATACAGAAGATAGACCAAAGTATAAAAGAGTTAAACCCTGGAAAAGATGAGAGTCGTATGCAAAAGACAATTAATGTTTGAAATGAAATTTGTAGATTTCATTCGGAGAATGTTAACTCCTAGTGATAAAATGAGATTACCTAGAGTTAATTCAATATATACTGTATTAGCTTATATAGAAAGAGATGGTAAATGTTACTACAGGTTAAAAGGATTTCCTGTAGATCAATATTTTGTATCAGAAGCATTTGATTTTTATAATCAAAGCTGTAATATGGATGAAAGAATGCATATAGATATACTAGAACCTCAACTTAACTAACATGAAAAACGCTAAAGAATCAATCAAGAAAAGGAAATCATTTACACGAAGAAGGAATGGTTTAGTTAAACAAGTACTATCATTCTTTGTAATAGTACTTACCAAAGAAGCTAAGAAAGCTATTAAAATAGGTGGTGCAAATGCTGTATTAGACAGTACACGTAAAGTCTTAAGAAAGTTTAGACAAACTGCATTAAGACATCCAGCTAAATCTAATAGTGTATTTAGTAAGCCTAGAATTAAGAATGGTGAAAGTATTCGTTATAAAATGAATGGTGAACCATACTTCAAACATGGAGCAAGAATAATATAAAGTTTAATTATATGAGAGAGTTCAATAAAAAAATTCAAGAAAAGTTTAATGAAATATGTAAATCAGGTAGATTATTTAAAGTATTATTAACAGGTCATGAAATATGGGAATTATATTTAAAATCATTCTCTAAAGAGGATGATCCTATATTTCGTGACCCTAATAGTAGTGTTCATAACTGTAATAACTGTAATAATTTCATTCGTAGATATGGTAACATAGTATCAATAGATAGTAATTATAATATTACTACTATGTTTGATGTATCTATAGATGATGAATATGAGAATACAGTAAAGCTCCTATCTACAGCAATAAAGAATTCTAAAATTAGTGAAGTATTCTTTGAAACATTTACTGAACTTAATGCATTACCTTATGAATCATGCACTAAACACAATGAAAAGTTTCAATTAGGTTTAGCAGTAAATACAAAACGCTATACTAAAGAGGAAGCAGAAAAATATGGTGTCGTTAAGCCAGATGAAATAAGAAAGTTTGATCATATCCACTTATTCTTAAATAAAGAATTTGTGGATATGTCTGGTAAATCAATTGAATCTATAATGGGAGAGTTTAGAGATGCTAAGAATGTATTCCAAAGAGCAATGGAAACTATATCATTAGATACTCTTAATCTTGTTAAAGATTTGATTAATCAAGGTTCTTTGTTAGATGGTGCCACACATTTATATAAGATAGAACAAATAATCCCTCTAAAGAAAGAATACGATGGGATTGGTATTAATAGATTAGATAATTGGTGTTGGATTAAATCATATAAGCTTCCATTTGCTAAGTTTAGAAATGAACTTATAGGTGTATTGTGTGCTGAGTTATCAGAAGGTGAAGAACTCAATAAGGCTGTGCAGTCTTGGAATAAAAGAGTTGATCCTGCTAATTATATGAAAGCAGTTGCACCTATTACCAGAAAGCAGATAGAAGATGCTAAACAATTTGTTGAAGAAAATGGATATACAGAATCATTTAGCAGAAGATTTGCAACTATAGATGATATTAAAGTATCAGAAATATTGCATTCTAATGTAGGTGAAGGTAAAATTAAATCTGTATCTATATTTGATGGAGTTAAATCAACTTCAACAAGGCATAAAAGAAGTGAGTTTGAAGGAGTGGAAGAAGTTACTATTGATAAGTTTATGAAGGATATTCTACCATCATGCTCATCAGTAGAAGCATTCTTAGCTAATACACACGATGGAAACTTAGTATCATTGACTACATCTACTGAGAATGGTAAAGCAAAGCCAATCTTTAAGTGGAATAACTCTTATTCATGGACATTTAATGGCAATTTAGCTGGTAAATCACAGATTAAAGAAGCTGTTAAGTCACAAGGAGGTAAAGTTGATGGTGTATTGAGGTTCAGTATTATGTGGGCTGAAGATGCTATTGATAATTCTGATCTTGATGCACATTGTGTAGAGCCTAAAGGTGGTAGACATATCTATTTTGGTGATAAAGTCTCTACAACAGGAGGTAATTTAGATATTGATATTACTCAACCACAGAATCATAAAGTACAAACAAAGAGGGAAGTAGTAGAAAATATTACTTATCCTTCTATTAATAGAATGCTTAATGGTACATATCAATTTCATGTTCATCAGTTTGCATCAAGGAACTCTAAAGGTTTTAAAGCTGAGATAGAGTTTAATGGTGAAATATACTATTATGAATATAACAGACCAGTAGTAGATAATATAGGAGTAGCTCTTGTAACTCTAAAAGATGGTATATTTACTATTCAACATGCACTACCTGAATCAGCAATCACTACTAAAGAAGTATATGGTCTTGAAACAAATCAGTTTCATAAAGTAAATCTTATATGTCTATCTCCAAATCATTGGGGAGAAAACAATGTAGGAAATAAGCATTATTTATTTATGCTTGATAGTTGTAAATCACCTGTATCTATAAGAAGTTTTCATAATGAGAATCTATTACCTGAATTAGCAGCACATAGAAAAGTGTTGGAGGTATTAGGTACAACTAACATGATTGAATCAACAAATAAACAGTTGTCAGGATTAGGATTCAACGCAACAGTTAGAGATGAATTGATTGTAAGGTTACAAGGTACTCATAAAAGAGTAGTAAAGATTAAATTTTAAAGATTTTTGGATGTAGCTCAGTCTGATAGAGCGTAGCACCGAGCCGGTAGCTTAGGGGTTAAAGCACCTGACTTATAATCAGGAGATCGGAGGTTCAAATCCTTCCCGGCCCAACATTGCTAAGGTCAAAGGTTTAAATCCTTTCATCCAAACTATGTTAATAATATACTAAAGACTTTGAATGTAGCTCAATCCGGTAGAGCACCGCTCGGTAAATAGCGGGGGTTAGAGGTTCAAATCCTTTCATTCAAACTAAAACATTATCAACAATTAAAACTTAAAACTCAAAAACAATGGAAAACTTTAAATTAGCAAGTCAACAAAAACTAAGATTTCAAACTAATAGAGGTTTGTTATCAACAGAACAACTATGGGATTTATCTCTAGAAGATCTAGATGTTCTAGCGGTATCATTAGAAGCACAACATAAGGAATCAGGAAAGAAATCTTTTATAGTTAAAACATCTGCAAAAGATAAAACAGCAAAGCTAAGATTTGATCTAGTATTAGATGTTCTTAATACTAAAATAGCTGAGAATGAAGCTGCTGCTGAAGCAAGGGATATTAAAGAACATAACAAGAAGATCATTACTCTTATTGCAGAGAAAGAAGATGAATCTTTGAAAGGTAAATCAATTAAGCAATTAGAAGCTATGTTAAAGTAGCATAAGATATTGTAATCTATTGGCCAGTAGATTATATGAGGTGAATCTAACTACCTCAACAAGTGTTAGAATGTTTAACCACAAAAATGTACACAAAATGTCACAAATTAAATCAGTAAAAAGAGTTGTCAACAATGCACTCCAAGGAGAATTGATTGATACAAATGTTCAAACATCAAGTAAAGTTAATGTTCTAGCTGAACTTAACATTGGTGATCCAAGGTTTCGTAGAGGATCTACACGTCATGCATGGTTTGCAGTGACAATGGCATCACTTGAAGCTTTGGGTATTCCTCAAGAGCAACTTGATGCAATTGAAAAGCTTGCTTATGGTGAATCAATCGAATTGAATTTCGAGCATCCTATGGTAGCTGGTCAAGAATTGGCTATTCAAATTTCAGAATCAACTACTCCATATAATGAATATGAAGAGAAGAATTCTTTGAAGGTAGCAAAACAACTTCCTATTACTCCTGAAGTTGCAGCTAATAAGGGTATGAGAACAGAGTATGATTTGTCTAAATTTATTGGACAGACTGGTTATTTTACAGATGGAGATGAAAATCTTATCTATACCAGGGCTACTGTAGGTATCAAAGGACAAATTCAACATAGGATGATTGAAAGTCCTTACTTTGTACCAAGTTCAGAGCTTGAAGGTTATGGTGCTACTCTTGTTGATGCATCAAAATCAACTGTGAAGGAAGAGGACTTCAAAGAAGAAGAACAAGGAGCCTAAGTGTTGTTGAGGGTTGTAAAAGTAAGAAGCCTCCATGTGGAGGCTTCTTTACTAAAACAATATGAAAGACAAATAGAATAAGATGCAATACTAAAGAGAGTATATAAAATTCTTCAACTGGTCTGTATCTTAGAATTTTACAATACCTCTCTTTTGTAACTCGATAGCTCTAGTGATCTGAAGTTTTGCTTGAACTTTAGAGATCATTGGTCCCCTTGGAGTAGCTATTTTTAATACGGTAGAAGTCATAATTTTAATCGTTTAATCTTACTAACGTAAATGTACAAAAAGAGTTCCAACAATCCAAAGTTCAAGATTACCTTCTTTAGAGGTGATGGTGATTACGTTGTTTGCCGTAGAATATTAGGTCTATGGATACCTATACATCATGGAAACTTGATCGCAACTAAATATGACGAATATTATTTGCGATTCTATGGGGATTGTTACCACACTCATGTGGTAAGAATTACACAAGCATTAGTTAAATCAAAAGGAATATACAATTTAATAGTATTAAGCTATGCTAACTAATTATTTCATTACTAGACGTACTCATGATTTAGGTAAGCCTATAGAAAAGAAAGTAGTAATTGATGATTTAGGTAGAGAATTTCCAGCAATTAGTGATGTATCAACTAATGAGATAATAGTAACTGATTCATTAGATTTCTTTCATGAAATAATGAAGAATCATGATGAATTTGGTCTTGATACAGAAAATAATAGTCTCAATCAATTCTATGCTGATCAATTATTAACACAAATAGGAATACCAGGTATATCATTTGTAATTGATGAAGGATCAATTAAAGAAGATTACATGCGTAATTATCTTAATAAGATATATATTGGTATAAATTTACAGTATGATTACAGAATACTTAAATATAAAAGAGGATGGGAATTTAGAAGATTAATAGATGTAATGATTAATGAGCAAATCATTAATAGAGGTAGTGGTAGATTAAATAATGCTGAAGCTTTATATGAAAGAAGAATAGGACAACCTCTTCCAGAAGATAAATCTACTCGTAATGATTTTAAAAGTATGACTCAAAAGTCTACATTTAGAAGAAATCATATAGTTTATTCAGGTTTTGATCCACAAATAGGACTACAAGTATTACCAATACAACAAGAAATACTAGGAAGATTTCAATTAGATTTTAGAGCTAATTGTATAGCAATGCCTCTTATTCCTATTCTTGGTGATATGAATCTAGAAGGTAGAACTCTTAACAAGAAGCAATGGAGTGATCTTCTTGAACAAAATAAGAGAGATAAATTTAAATATGAATTACAATTAGATGCTATTGTAAAGACATTTGCAAAAGATAATGTTAAATTAAGAGGAGGTATATGGTCCTCAGCATCAAGAAAGAGAAGAGTAATGGAGGTAGAACAAACAGATCTGTTTGGTATAAGTACTACAACTTCAAATGAATCTGTAAAGAATATATCTTATGGATCATCAAAACAATTAGCAAAGTTATTTAATATATTAAAAGAACCTTTACCTCAAACAGAAGATAAAGATGCTGAGAGAGTATGGGGAGAAGATGCTCCAATGAAAGTATCATTTGATGAACCATCTCTAGAGCAATACAAAATAGAGTATCCTGAATCAAGGATGACTGAATTTATAAACATACTCTTACAACACAAAGAAGTAAGTAAAGCAATTAGCTCTTTTGGAGAAATATATCTCAAAGAGTATGTCAAAGATGGAAAACAAGGTAAAAAACATAAAAGAGGCTATTATCAACCATTAACTGATAAGATACATACCATATACAAACAGGAATTTACTGAAAATGGTAGAATATCATCAGGTGGAGATAAAAAGAAAAAGGGTGAACTAGGTGTAGGATTCGATAACTCACAAAATTGGGTTAAAAAGAATGAATACAGAAATTGTGTTACTCTTACTCAACAAGAAATAGATGAAGGTTGGTTAATAAGTACTAGTGATTTAACTGCTGCTGAACTGGTAATATTAGCAAGTAAGTCAAAGGACACCAATTTAATGAAGTATTGTAGAGAGGATTTGCACAGTTATCTTGCAAGTCACTCATATACTAAAGTAATAGAATATATTCTCAATACAATGAATGCTAATAGAGCATATGATGAATTATATGAGCTATTAAAAGTCAATAGATTACAGAAAATGTATCTAATAGATGGTAAATATCCTAATAAAGAACAGATAGATATTATTACCAGACAAAGAGTATCTAAAGCATTAGAAACAAGAGCACTTACAGTTAATAAAAAGGAGCATCCTGATATAAGAGAGCCATATAAGAATGTAACTTATGGTATTGTATATGGTGCTCAAGAACATAAGATAGCTAAGACATTAAATATAGCTGGATATTATGCTAGATTAGTAATTGAAGGTATAAATATAGCTATACCTGAAGCTATGAGGTATCTTAGAGCTGTTGCTAGATTTGCTGTTAAGAATGGATACATAGAATTTAATGAAAGAACACATTCAAGGAAGTGGTTTAAGTATTGGTTAGAAGCAAGAGAATCAGGTAGAGATTTATCAAGTTTTGAAAGATCATCTATTGAAAGAGAAACTAAGAATATAGTATGTTCTGGTACTCAAGCTGATGCTCTAAAAGAATGTATGGTTGAAATTGATAAATATGTAAGAAGTAATAATATTGATTTTACTTTTCTTTTAACAATACATGATGAGATAGTCTATAAACATAAAGATAAAAATTTAAGAAAAAAAATAGAAGAGATAATGTCAGAAGTTTGTAATAGATACTTAACTGGTATAACTATGGAGGTAGCTGGACATACAGGTATTTTTTGGCACAAAGACTAATAAAATGAAAGAAATAAAATTATACGGCAAAAGACAAGGAATAGTTTTAGTAGATGATGAGGATTATGATAGATTAAGTATATTTAGATGGTATCTCGGATCAGGTGGTTATATTGGAAGATCAAAAACTACAGTAGAAAGAAGAGATATAACTCTTAAACATATACCTAAATATATAAGATTACATCGTGAAGTATTAAATTTTCCTGATTATCAAATAGATCATAAAGATAGAAACAGATTAAATAATCAAAAAGATAATCTTAGAGAGTCATCACAAAGTCAAAATGTTGCAAATACATCAAAGAAAAGTAGTTTAACAAGCTCTAAATATAAAGGGGTAAGCTGGCATAAGAATGAAAAGATGTGGTATTCAAGTATTAAACTTAATGGAAAATCAAAACATTTAGGTAGAACTAGTGATGAAAAAGAAGCAGCAATTTTATATAATGAAGCAGCTACTAAATATTTTGGTGAATTTGCAGTATTAAATATAATAGATAATGGCAAAGAAACAAGAAATAAATAAATCTGAAAGGTTATTTAGATTACAAAGGATCCAAACATGTACTAAATGTAATGGTACACCACCTGTAAAAGAGTGTAATCTTCAAGGATTAATATTCAATGCATGTGAAATATGTCTTGAAGTAGTAGGTGATCATCATAAGGAAGGAACACCTATTATAGTTAAGGAAATACCATCAAGATCAAAACATACTGATGTGAATCCTGTTAGTCATAATCTTCCACAAGATATAATACCAGGTAAAACATCATTTAATGATTTAAAGATATGACAAATGATTGTAAAGTAGATAGAAGAATTGAAATAGCTAATAGAAAGTATCTATTTTCTTATTCTTCTCCTACTTATGGTTGTGTTACACTTGTTTGGACTGAATTAGGTTGGAAAGCAATTGGTAGATGGACAATGAAAAAACTTTAAATTATGATACATAAAGATTGGGAAGTATTATATACATTAGATACTGCTAAAAAGATTAGAGTATTTAAATGTAGAGTTGAAGAAGATGATTTTGATTTTCTTATAATTACTCTAACCGGACTATTAGGTGGAAAATTAATAGAAAAAATAGAAAGAGTTAAAGCAGGTAAGAATATTAATAAAGCAAATGAAACTACTCCATTAGCTCAAACTTTATTACAAGCTGATAGTTTATGGAGAAAGAAATGGAATAAAGGATATAAATCTGAAAAACATTTAAAGAATGCATTAAATCCTACCACTGAAGCAGTTGATCAAGGTACAACTATAGATGTAATAAACCAAGCAAATAAGTATTTACCTAATTGGTGGTATACTAATGAAAACTGGGACGAATTACCAATGCTTGCTACACCACAAAAAAAGATTAAGAAGATAGAATTTCCAGCTTATATACAACCAAAGTATAATGGAGTTAGATGTTTAGCTAAGTATAAAGATGGTAGGATTGTATTAATTAGTAGAGGAGGTACATATTATAAGATTCCACATTTAGAAAAACAAATATGGGAATTAACGTTTCCTATAAAGAATATTATATTAGATGGTGAGTTATATAAGCATGGTGCAAATCTTCAAGATATATCAGGAGCAGCTAGAACAGAAGAGGATGGTAAATTATTTGGTTCTAATGATTGGTTAGAATATCATGTATATGATGCAATAGATACAAGTCTCCCTGAATTAAATAATATCAGCAGAGAATCACTCTTAAAAGCTTTAAAAGATGTTAATGATTCAACTCATATTAAATTTGTTAAAACTAATATAGCACTAGATAAATTAGAGATAAAAGAAAATCATGATCAATACATTGAAGAAGGTTATGAAGGTGCTATTGTTAGAATAAGAGAAGGTAAATATGAATTCAATACACGTAGTAAGAGTCTTATTAAAGTAAAAGAGTTTATAGATGAAGAGTTTCAAATTATAGGTTTTAGTGCTGATGTTAATAAAAGTATAGAAGAATCATTTGTTTTTAAACTTAAAAACAATATAGATAATCAAGTATTTTTAGCAAGACCTACAGGTACAGCAGCACAAAAGAGAATATGGTATGAAAACATTGATGCTTATATAGGTGATTTTGCTACAGTAAGATTTCAAGAAAGAAGTACTGGTGGATTACCAATTCAAGGACATGTTCGTAGTGATTTAACAGAAGTTTTACATATACGCCCATCAGATGAATAAAAAATTTAATAATCAAACTGGATGTTATAAAATAGATATATGAAGAAATGGTCATATCATACATCATTTGATGTTGAATTTAAAGATGGAACAAAATTAAGTATGCAAAGTCAGTTATATCAAGTGGGAGTATATTGTATATTAAATAATGATTCTAGAACACAAGGTGGTTGTACTCCAAGTTCTATGGTTATTAGAGAAAGAAAACTTAAAAAAGATCCTAATGTAATTAAGTTAGAATTTGGTACACTTATAACAGTAGCTACAGTAGATGGATTATTTAAAAAATTAGAATAAATATGGAAGAAAAAGAAGAATGGGAATTAGAATCCCTGAATATTAACCGTAACTGGTATGGAAATAAAGATCATTATTATATTGGTAGTGTTAAATTTAAAAATGGTGTAAAATTAGAGGTATCTCTTAAATTAGATCATATAGCAGCTACAAAGATGATTAATTTAGTTAGAGAAGAACTAGAGCAAAGTGCTAAAGATCTTAGTAATCTAATAATGAAATCAATGCCAACAGCTATAAAAGCAAGTACAATAGAAGTAGATATACTTCCACCAGCTCCACCACTAGAGAATAATAGTGTAAATGATGATCTACCATTTTAAATATTGCTTATGGATATTGAAATAAGTCAAGAAGATAGAAATAGAATAGAATTAGTTTTTATACAAAGAATGACTAATGCTAGAGTAAAATTTAAAAGTAAAACGTTTTATAAACTACAAGCTGAATTCTTTAGTGGAGTTATGGCTGCATATAACTTAGTCCCTCCTTATTGGGCTATAACTATAATGACTAATAGAGAAATAGTAGCTAAATATAATATTTAAATTATGGATGAACAATTAAATCTAATATTAACATGGTTTCAACAATTAGACATTAAAGTCAATGTTGATAAACTAAAGAGACAACTATCAGTAATAAACAATTGGGTTAAGTATAAAAGAGTTGGTGTATTTGAAGCAGTTACTGGTTTTGGTAAGACTTATGTTGCAATCATAGGAATATATAGACTTAATCTTGCTTATCCACTTGCTACAATCATTGTAGTAGTTCCTTCTGCTAAGTTATTCAAAGATTGGGAAGATCATATAATTAACTTTGATCTAAAGAATGTTACTGTTTATGTTGTTAATACTTATACTCAGAACTTCATCGAAACTAGACAAAGATACAAGTGTACTTTTCTAATTTGTGATGAAGTTCATAGAGTATTAGGTACAAGAGGTATACAATTTAATAAGACCATACAATGTACTGAATTTGATATGTTTCTTGGTCTAACTGCAACTCTTGAATTACAGGAAAGACAAGTTCTAGCTGATCTTAACATTCCAATTGTTGATACAATCACAATGTCAGAGGCAAGAAGATTTGGTTATGTATCAGATTATGCTATATATAATCTCGGTATTACAATAAATGAGCAAGAAAGAGAGAAATATAACAAGGTCAATGATATATATCATGGAACTTTTGCTAAATTTAATTACTATATGGAGTTTACACAGAATATACAGCTCATAAAAGCTTGTATGGTATCTGATATTAAGAATGCTCTTGTTGGTAATGAATGGAACACTGCATTAGGATGGAGGACATGGTATGCTACTGAAATGGGATGGGATGGTCATGATAAAACACATCCTTGGTCACCTGACAATCTAAGAAAATATGCTAATCAATGGAATTATGCACTAGGAGCAAGGAAAACCTTTCTCTATGAGGTATATGAAAAGATAAATGTAACAAGACAATTAATAGAGAAGTTTAAAGTTCCTACAATTACATTTGCAGAGACTACTAACTTTGTTGATAAACTTGTACATGAGCTTACTCTATATGGTATCAAATCTAGAGCATATCATAGTAATATAAAACCTATGATAATCCATCAAAAAGAGAAAGCATATCGTAATAGAAAGAATGCCTTATTATTTAAAAAGAGAGTAAATGGTACTATCATTGATGAAGGTGATGGAAACTATGCTATTGAGTATGATAAGGAGATTAAAATTGCTGGTAAAAATCTTAAACAAAAGATAATAAATGAATTTGAAGATAAAGTAATAGATGTATTATGTACTGCAAAAGCTTTAGATGAAGGATTGAATATTGAAGGTATAGAATTGGTTATAATCTGTTCTGCTACAGGTAAGAAAAGAGCAAGGATTCAAAGAACTGGTAGAGGATTAAGATTTGCTATTGGTAAAATGGCAAGAATAGTCAATCTATATATATTAGATAGTCAAGATGAAGTATGGTTGAAGAAAAGTCAGAAAGGAGAAACAAATATAAGATACATAACAGATATAAATGAAATACTATGACTCCTCAACATCTATTAGAAATTAGAGTAACTATTGTAATGAGTAAGTTAGGATATAACCTAATGACTAGTTTAACAGATTATCAAAATGAACTTAAAATAATGTTTAAACATGAAGCAACAACAGATGAAATAGAAAATGCTCTTCATAATATTGAAGAAGCTCATATAGTTAAAGAACTAGATGAGGATAGAGAAAAGAGTATTATTGATTTACCAGAAGATTATACATATTAACATGATACAAATAGATAAAAAGAAAAAGGAAATTCCTTTAGCAGGAACAGGGCCAAGAAGATTTTTTCCTGAAAAGCTTAAATATCCATTTCATCTTTTAGATGTAGGTCAAAGTTTTACTGTAGCATTAGATGGTAGAGAAGGTAGTTATGTATCAGTATTGGTAGCAAATGCTAAGAAAGTTAAAACTATGGCACCTTTAATTAAAGGTAGAAAATTTACACAAAGAGTAATTAGAGATGAACATTTAGTAAGAGTTTGGAGAATTAAATAACCATTAAATAACCATTTAAAACCATGACTAAGAAAGAAAAAGCAGGACTAAAGAGTGAAAGACTTAGCAAGTCTTTAAAAGCTTATTGGAAGAAAAGAAAACTTAAAGCTACAAGAGCAGAAAAATTACAAGCTGTAAAAGAGATTTTACCTACTGTAGAAGAGAAAATGAAAAGATTAAAGAGTATTGCTCCTGGTCCTACTGGTAGAGATTTTATAGATACAAGAGCATATAAAGAAAGAATAGATGCTTTAGAAAAAGCAAATGCTTATTTAAGAGATTTAAATGATAAATATCAAGAAAAATATGAGTTATTAAGAGTAAAATATCAAATGTTACAAGAATTAGGATTTAGTATTCAAAAGATTTCAAGTGTTATGACTAATGTATGATTAGTGATATAGAGAAATATGTGGATTTTCTAACCAAGAATAAGATAACTGAACATCAGTTTCTTATTCTATGGTTAGTCCATACTAAAGATGTCAAAAGTATTGCTAAGTATAAGAGAGCTAATGGTGATTTTAGTTTGGATGCTGTAAATGATTTAATAGATAAGGGATGGATAAATGATTTTGGTATTAAAGATAAAGGTAGACCATTTGATATATTTAATTATGTAGTAACAGATAAATTTACAGAAGTTGTCTTAATAGATCAAGAAAGTGCTTATGAACAATTATGTAAAGTATATCCTAAATGGTTTGTTATTAATGGAATAAGAGTTCCTGCTATTAGTGGTGATCCTTATACAATTGAAAAAGAATATTTTAAGTGTTATAAGGGTGATAGAATTGAACATGAAAGAATTGTAAGTATTACAGAGAAGTATTTTAAAAATAAACCTCCAATGGCTAAGATAGAAAATTATATAAAGAATAGAATGTGGAACCTTATAGAAGAAACACTTCCAGGTCAAGGTAATAATCTAGATGCATTTAAACAACTTTAATAACTATGGCTAAAGACTCAATACTTTCAGACAAAAAAGCAAAAAGAACAGTATTAAGAGAATTAGTAAGAGGTTTATCTATATCTCTTGTTAATGTAGATTTAACTCCACTAACACACTATGAAAAAGAAAATTTTCAAATAATACAACGAACACTTAAAAGATTAACAGACTCTCTTAGCTATAACAACACATGAGCGATTTTGATGATTTCTTAGATGATGTAGATAGAGGTAGATTAGGTTATAACAGATCATTAACAACTGGTATGCCTAAACTAGATGGTGCTATAGGAGGAGTACAAAGAGCTACATATTATTTAATAGGTGCTAATACTGGTATGGGAAAGACTGCTTTTGTAGATGCAGCTTTTGTACTTAATCCTTTTAATCATTTTAGGAAACAGAATGATGATTTACCTAAGTTAGGCTTTCGAGTATTTTACTATTCATTTGAGATTAGTAAGAAAAGAAAGATAGCTAAGTGGGTATGTTATCTTATGCTTGTTAAATATGGTATTATAATAGATATAAAAGAAGTATTATCTAGAACTTCAACTTTAAGTGCTGAAAAATATAATAAGATAAAAGAATGTAGAAATTTTATAGAAGATATGATGGAGTTTGTTCATATTTATGATAGACCTTGTAATCCATTTGGTGTATATAAGAATACAGAAACTTATATGTTAGCTAATGGAAAAGTTCAAGATATGTCAAAGACTGTTAAAGGAGTAGAGTTAAAATTCCAGGCTTATGTTCCTAATGATCCCAATGAAATAGTAATAAATGTTGTAGATCATATTTCTCTTTTTAGACCTGAAACAGAATATAGAACTAAAAAAGAAATTATTGATAGAGATTCAGAAAATGCCATAAGTTTACGTAATATATATGGAGTATCAAGAGTATCTGTATCTCAGTTTAATAGAGACATGGCAGATATGGATAGAAGAAGGTTTACTGATCTTAGCCCTCAACTTGAAGATTTTAAGAATACTGGAAATAGTCAAGAAGATAGTGAAGTAACTATGACTTTATTCAATCCACTCAGATATAATATACAAGAATATGGTGGTATGAATCTTAATAGATTAGGTGGAAGATATAGATCTTTAAGTGTATTAAAAAGCAGAGATGGTGCTGATATGCTTAAATTAAATCTAAATTTCTTAGGAGAAGCAGGACATTTTAGGGAATTTCCTAATCCTATGATGGATGATGATTATAATAAAGCAAAAGAATATAGACCCTTTACATAAAATAATATGATACATGATACAAATTTCGTAGATTCATCACCAAGTATTGATCTATTAATAGATTGGCTTAAAAAAGAAAAAGAAGGTGGAGCAACTTATGTGACTATAATGGTATCACCATTAGAAGAAGCAAATGACTCTGAACTTGTAGATTCAGGTGAATATGCAGAAGAAGAAGATGGACCAAAAACAATAAAATTATCTTGTGAATGAGTTACGTATCAGAGTTAATAGCAATAGTAGGACAAAGTGGTACAGGTAAAAGTACTTCTATAGAGAATATGAATTCAGCATCTACATTTATAATAAATGTAGCAGGTAAACCTCTTCCTTTTAAAGGATGGGCAAAGAAGTATAAGTTATTAGATATGTCAACAGCAGAAGGTAAGAAAGGAAATTATTATTCTACTCATGCTTTTGATAAGATAGTTGATCTAATGACTTATGTTAGTAAAGAAAGACCTGAAATTACTGATCTTATTGTAGATGATTTTCAATATATAATGAGTGATGAATTTATGCAACGTGCTTATGAGAGGGGATGGGATAAATTTACAGAAATGGCACGACATGTATATGATATACTAGATAAAGGTAGAAAGTTAAGAGGTACTTTGAAGGTGTATATTCTCACTCATGATGAAGTTGTAAAGCAAGGAGTCAATGAGAGGCGTAAAATGAAGACTATTGGTAATCTATTGGATGATAAGATTACATTAGAGGGAATGTTTACGTATGTAATCTTTACACACGTAGAAAAACAGGTAGGTAAAGATCAATCTACGTATTCCTTCATTACTAATACAGATGGATGGACTACAGCAAAATCTCCAAAGGGATGCTTGCCTTATAAAATTCCGAATGATCTGACTTTAATTTCTAAAGCCATTGAAGATTACAAAAATTGAAAATAAATTTCATCAAAGACTTGACAGTGATCAAGTTATTTCTTTAATTCATGTATTAAATCAACTATTAATAAATGTTTAATCACTTAACAAACAAAAATTATGGAATTCGGTAATCTAAACATCATCACCCAACAATTCACAAGAAAAGTTACTAATCCTAAAGGTCAGGATTATGAAGGTATTAAGTTTCGCAGATGGAATGCTAAGAAAGCAATTAAAGATGAAGAAACAGGTAAAGAAACAGGTGATTTTGAAACAACTATCAAAGAAACATTTACTTTCTCTGATAAATTGTTTGAGTCACTTAATCTTAACACATATGCCTGTGTTCATGCTGTAACTTCTAATGGTGTATTTCTTCTTATTGTAGATGATCAAGATGAAGTAAAGCCTGAAGCAAAGTTCATGCGTAGATCTACTAAGAAAACTGGAGAAGAACAAGGAAAGACTGGTGGATTTTCTCATATGTTTCTTGTAGAAGACCTTACTAAAGCTAATATTCTTAAAGCTGGTGTAAATGGTAACCAATATATTAAGCTTGAAGATGCTGGTAGTGAATTTACAGGTATTCCTTCTGTAGTTCATGGTATTTATAAACTTGATGTTGATACCAGTGTTGAAGATGATGAAGAAGGAGAAGGCAAGAAAGAAGTAGCAGAAGTATCTGCTAAAGAAAATTTCTAGTTAGAGGGGTTTAACTGGTGGGGGAGTAGGTAGCAGTAACCAAGCTGCCTATATCCCCCTTATTTTTGTTTAACTACACAATAAATAAAGACAAATGAGTGTTAATGTAAATGCATCAAGTGAACAGGTTGTTAAAGCTGCTGATAGGTTTACAGGTATTACAAATATGGTAGTACTTAATATAAATCCTACAATGGAGGAGCTTAAAGCACTAGGATCAAATCCTAATAAAGAACCAGAATATATAACAGAAGAACTTAAAGATGGTATTACAGTAGTAAAGAATAGACTTAATATTGGTCTTTTCCATTTACAAGGTAAATTTAAGGCTCCATTAACTTTCTGGTTAGAAAATAGAGCACGTTGGAATAAAGATCGTAATAAAGTAGAGTGGATAAATAAGTTTGGTGTTACTGCATGGGGAAAGTCAGAAACTGAACCTCCTACAGAGAAATGGTTTAAAGAAGATATGGCTAGACCTGCTCTTGTAGGTGAAGGTAAACTTAGTCAATTTATAGCTTCTTGGGCTAACTCAGCAAGAGATCAACAAGCAGTTCTTGATAATCCTATGGCTTTAGCTACAGGTGATCTTACTGAAATCAAAGCTTTACATGCTGCTATTCATAACAATGAAGTAAGAGTACTTCTTGGTATGAAGAAAACTACAGATGTTAAAGGTAATACTAATTGGTGGCCTACTGTATATGATGGTTATTTTGATAGACCATACAATACAACTTATGATGGTTTCCAAAAAGCACTTGCTAATGAATATGGTGCTTTCAAAGCAGATTATCAAGGTTCATTACAATTAAAGAAATGGGAAGGTGCAGCTAATGTAGCACAGGATCAAGCAAGTAATCTTGATGCTCCTTCTCCTAACAATGCTCCTGGTACAGGTGCAGGTGGAGGATATAGTTTTTAAATCAACCAACTAAACTGAGAGCTACCCTAGAGATAGGGTAGCTTTTTTAACAACCATGAATATAGAAAGTAAAGAGTATGCTTTAAATATATTAATTAAAGGAACTGATACTAATCAAATATCAGATGGTTATCATACATTTGGTGAATTATATGAACATCGAATTATACTATATATAGCTTTATGTAAACAAGTTAATCATACTAGTATAATGTATAGTAATGTTCCACTTGCTTGGAGAAGTAAATTACATTCAGATGGTACTTCATTTGAAGGATGGTTTCTATTAGGTATTGCTAAAGCTAAAGGTCATCAAATAACATATCATTTACCAGAAAAGTATTGGAATATGTTAGAAGGTATAGAAATATTAGATAAAGCACCTGAATTTGATGGTCATACAAGTGCAGATGTATTAGAAAGACTTAAAGAATACTTTATCTAATGGAAAGGAATTATATAAAGATATTCAAAGCCATCAAGCTTCATAATCCGGGTGCTAGTAAGAAAGAATTAAGAAAAGCTTTTAGAATTATGCATACTAGATGGACACTATCTTTATATTGGGATGTATTATGGAGACATATATATAAAAGTACAAGATAATGCCAATAGAACCTGGGATAAACCTAACGAAGGAGACAATTTTATCAAAGGTAACACAAGAGCAGATATTTGAAGCATATTTAGGACTACCAGTAGATACAGGAACTAGTTATATAAATCCTCTACGTGTAGATAAAAGACCAGGATGTAGATATTATTACAATGCACTTGGTAAATTATACTTTCATGATTTTGGTAAGAATCATTGGGATTGTTTTGCAGTAGTTCAATATAAGTTTGCTTGTACCTTTGCTGAGTGTTTAAAAATAATAGTTAAAGATTTCAGTTTAAATCATCTTAGTAGTACTAACAATGTTGTTAAGTACATCCCTGAAACTAAGATTCGTGAAGTAATCAAAGTAAGTGTTAGAGATTGGAATGATAAAGATATAGAGTATTGGGCACAATACAATATATCTCCTACTATTCTTAAAATTGGTAATGTTTATCCATGTAAGAGTGTATGGATTAATGATGAACATTACAAAATAAAGAGTATTGATCCTTGCTATTGTTACTACTTCGGTAACAATATGTACAAGTTATACTTTCCATTTAGAGACTATAATAGATTCTTTCAAAATATTCATCTTAGTGATAATACATTACAAGGATTTCATTTACTTCCTGCAAGTGGTCCTTATCTTGTATTAACAAAAAGTTATAAAGATGTATTGAGTCTTTATTCATTTGGAATTGTATCTGCTGCTGTTTTATCCGAGTATCATCTTATTAAAGAAGAATTATATGAACATCTACTTAGTAGATTTCCTCTAATAGTTACTCTATTTGATAATGATGAAACTGGTAGGAAATTAACAATAAAATATATTAATAAATATAGAACTCCATACCTTCTCTTTCCTATAGGTTCCTTTGCTAAGGATTTTAGTGATAATGTTAAAAGATTTGGAGTAGATAAAATGAATGAAATATGCAAATTGAAACTAAGTACAATTTAGAAGATAAGGTATGGTGTTTATCGGGAGACAAAGTATATCAATTAGCAATAATAAAGATTGAAATAACAATAAGGAAGGATAACACATGGATTATGTATGAATTAATAGAAAAACCTAATTATCCAGGTAGATTTTATATGTCAAGTGTAAATGAGAAGTTTTGTTTTAGTACTAAAGAAGAACTACTAGCATCATTATGAGAAATATAAAAGCAGTTAAATTAGAGTTTAAAGGGATTAGTGGTCTTAATAATTGGTTACAAAGATCAGAGTATATACCATATAATGTTTATCTAGAAATATTAAAGTTATTAAATGGTTGGGAAGATAGGTATTTGTATACACCTAATGAACTTAAAGAATTTGAAAGAACTAAAGATGAACTAGATGAAACTATTACAACAGATAGAAATACCAAATTATCCGAGAAAGATTCTTCTAAGCAAAGCAAGAAGAGCTAAGTATTTTAAACAAAGTGATAAATTACCATTAAAATATCTTCAAAAAGGTACAGTTGAGTATTTTGTTGATGAAGGTAATAGTGCTAAAGATAAAGATGGTAATATACATTTATTAAAAGAAGAATATGTATGGTTAAAAAATTGTTTATTTAGTACAGCTACAAATGAGTGGATTATTAAGAATACTAAAGTAGCTGGTACTGAAAGATGGGAACTTATTAATGGTCAAAAAATGTATGATTTTAGTTATAATCCTACACAAGGACTTATAATAGATGTTATACATAGACATTTTTGGAAATATTTAAAAGATATAGAACCAATTAAAGAGTCTCCTATCTTTATTCACTATCATTTTGATTGTTTTATTACTAATCCAAGTGATCAAGATTTAGATAATTATGCTTTACCTTATTATAAATCATTTCAAGATACATTAGTTGAAACTAATATTTTATCAAATGATTCATTTAAGCAAGTTAAAGGATTTAAAGTAACAGGACAAGAAAGAGAAAAAGGTATAGAAGAAAGATACACAGGTTTAAATTTTAGAGATAAACCTATTGATCTTATTCATTATAGTGATTTATTAACAGTAAAAATTTATGCCAATACAGTATAATAAAAAAGCATTTACTCTACAAGAGAAAATAGATAAGGCATTTCAACTAACATATCATATTCATAATATTGCTGAAGCACAATTTATGAGAAACTTCTTGATCGAACTTATAGAGAAAGGATATACCAAGCTCCCTACTATATTTACACAAGATAAAGTAGATAAACCTGATCCTAGTATAATAGATAAGATTGAACAATTAAAAAGAACAATGGAATGAAAAAGTTCTTAGCAAAATATTTAGGTATATATAAAATACGTGAGATAAAACAAGATGGAGAAAGAATATTTATAAATGGTGATTTTCAGAATGTTTATAAATTAGTAAAAACCGAGAAGTATTTCCTTTGGATTAAATATAAAACAATAACAAGATGATAGACTATCATAAAAATAATGTAAATGAACAAGGTGAATTTGTAATTAGTCACAGTCATCTTTGTAAATTAGATCCACTATTAGGAGGTCATCCTAAATCATTTTATAAAGCATTAACTGATCCTAATATAGGAAAAGATAATCCTACATTTGATAATGGTAATATGCTTCATCACTGGTTAGAACATAAAGATAACTTTGTTATTAGTGATATAAATAAACCATCTGAAAAATTGGGTCAATTAGCAGATGGTATTAATAATTTAGCATTAGAAGATAACTGGAAAAATGATCCAATGTTTCTTGAAGTAGGTAAACATGATTCTCAAATACAAATTGAAGATTATGATACTTATAAAAGTATATATCAAAAGATATATACTAAAGCAGCTACACAAGAGGAGTTAGCTATATTTGTAGCTTGTATTAGATTTGCCAGAAAGCAAATTAATTATAATAGTAATCTTGTTGAAAGTACTTATCTAAAGAAAGTACAAGAGATTGTACCTTATCTTGAACATTTAAGAGAAGCTGATGGTAAAGTTATATTAACATCAAGAGAAAAAGACACTCTTAATAATGCTCAAGAATCATTAGCTAATCATCCTTTTGCAGCAAAGCTAATATTTGAACAAAAAGGAATTAATGAACAAGAATTCTTTTGGAAAGTACCTTATAGTGCTAATGATTCTACACTATCTGTAAATGAAATACCTAAATTTTTACATAGAAAAGCTAAAGTAGATAAACATCGTATAGATGAGTTTAATAAAACTCTTGATATTACAGATTTAAAGACTTCTAATTTTCCAGTATCTACATTTCCTACTGGTGCTTATACAAAATATGCACTAGGTAGACAATTAGCTAATTATCAGAATGCATTCTTTGAAAATCATAAAGAATATATATCTGCTGAATGGAAGATTAATCTATTTAATGTAGTAATACAACTTAATGATGAATTCCCTGTAATGGTATTTAGAACTTCTAATCCTTCAACTTTTCTATTTAGAAAAGAACTAGCTGATCTTGAACAAAGAGCAGCATATCATATTGAGAGAAATATGTGGAATATTACAATGGAAGAAAGTAATAATATAAAAGGAGCATTTGTACAAATATGACAAACGATAGATTTTATAAATTAATGGCTGAAACTTTCGATTCAGCCTTAAAGATTGCTAAATCTAAAGGACAAGATTATACAGTTGGTAATCCTGATGCACTTTGGAATTTCAAAGAAGCAGGTAGAGATATTGAATTATCACCTGAGAAAGCTTTGTATATAGGTATGAATAAGCATTATAAAGCAATAGTAAATTATATTAAAACAGGTGGACAATCTGAAAGTGAACCTATTGATGAAAGAATAAAAGATTGTATTAATTATCTTGTATTATTAAGAGGTTTAATTGTTGAAAAAAGAGAAAGTAATCCACATGGTCCTATAGTACTTGGTAAAAATCTTGCTGGAACTGAAAGAATTATTATACAAGGTGGAAATATTACTACAAATGAGGATTTTAAAGTTCCAGATCATCCAGAAAAAGACAAATTTAGAGACAAATGAATACAACATTATTTGAAGATATAAATGAATTTGCAGATGCTTGTAATCAAACAACAGGTGGAACTTTTTCTATAAGTAAAAAGAAAGACAATAGATGGCAAGTTGCATTCTATAATCAAGGTAAATATTTCATAAGTGAAAGTTTACATTTAGCTGTAATGGAAGCTCATCAATGGCTTATAGAAAGTAGGAAAGCAGTAGAAGTTGAAACAAAGTATACATTATATACAATTAGACGATGACACTTGAAGAAATAATTGGTGAATCATGGGCAAAAGTTATAGGTAGTGAATTTCAAAAGGAGTATATGCAAAAGCTAAGTGCAGGACTTAGACAGACAAGAGAGAATAAGCTTAAAGTTATATATCCTGAAAGTGAAGATGTATTTAAAGCACTTAAATTGTGTCCTTTTGACAAAGTTAAAGTAGTAATCATAGGTAAAGAACCATATTATCAAGGTAATGCAGATGGATTAGCTTTCTCTTATAAAAAAGGAGAAAGAAAAGGACAAGGAGTTCAATCATTAGATGTAATACTTGATGAAATTGAGAATGATGTATATGCTGGATTTAATGTAAATAAGGATTATGAATTAGAGTACCTTGCTAAACAAGGTGTTCTACTTCTTAATGCTGTATTAACAGTAGAAAAGAATAAACCTGATTCTCATGCTAATGTAGGATGGCAACAATTTACTTCTGCTATTATAATGCATATACTAGGGAGAATTGGACCTAAAGTATTCATGTTATGGGGAAAAGATGCTCAACTCATATATCATGAAGCTAGTAAATTTCAAACAATATTTAGTGATGTTTTTTTACTTAAAGCTTATCATCCTGCTTATGATCTACATAAAAGAGATAGTTTTGGTAGAATAACAGTTAAGTATCCAGATGGTTTTACAGGATGTAGACATTTTAGTAAGGCTAACACATTTTTACTTGCAAATCAAATAGGTGCTATAGATTGGTTACCTGATCCCGAAAATACATGGAGCAAGATGCCACCTTTTTAATAAATAGTAGAGTTCAATACTCTATGAAATACTGTAATGGAGCAGCTATTATTGATAGATTATTTGTTGAGAAAGAACATAGAGGAAAAGGATTAGCTACTCATTTTCTAAAACAAATATGTTTTGTAGCTGATAGTGAGAATTATATTCTATTAATTACTCCTAGTAATTTTCAAGGAAGTAATGTAAATAGACTTATAAAATTCTATAAGAGATTTGGATTTGTTAAAAGAAAAGGACTTTTTGAATTACCTACAAGTGCAATGATGAGATTACCTAAAAAACAAAATAAATGATAGAAGAAGGAATACACATTAATGGAATATATGAACATTATAAAGAGAAACATCTTTATAAAGTCAAAGGTATTGCTTATCATGCAGGTCTAAGTGCTCCTGTAGTAATATATGAAGGATGTACTCCTAATGGAATATTTAGAGCTATAAGAAAATATAGTGAAGATGGTAATACAGTAACTTATGTTAAACAACCATTCTATAGAGACTTAGAAGATTTTGTTTCAAATGTTGTAGGAGGTTATCCTAATAATCCAGCTATACCAAGATTTAAATACATTAAAACCCTTTAATTATGGCACAATTCCTTAAAGTAACACTACTCGTAGAAGAAGAAGGTAAAGATATTGAAATACCAACATTAATTAACATAGAATGTATAGAGTCATTTCGATTAGATAAAGATGTAATATGGTTATATTATAGAAATCAAACAGATAAAGAAGGTTATGCAACAACAGAAAGAATTAAAGAGTCTGCTCCCCTTATTAGTGAAGCATTAAAAAAAGAAGGTGTATATGTAACTAAATTTATATGAGAAGAAACTTTATATTTCATTTTAATAGACTTGATGAAACTACTCATAAAGTTACATGGAAAGTTATTGAGTTTATGGAAGGAGATGATTTTGGTGTTATGGAACCTGCTGCTGTAAATATTGTAGATGGTATTAATTGTACTACACCATTATGTACAATGACAAGACCTCAAAAACCTAGAGCAGTTATGACTGGTACAGGTGTAGTTAGAATTGAAATACATAATCAAGAAACTATAGCAGTAATAACAGATATATGAAATCAATGAAAGTAATAAAAAATGTACCTACAAGAATACCACTAATAAGTGGACTTGTAATGCAACTAGCTCTAGAACATTATAATGCTCCAGAATGGTTATATGCTGTTTGGTATACTATATATATTCCTATGTTTATAGCTTGTATTGTTATAGTTTGGAGACAAGAACATGTAGATATATTTGAAGAATTTAATAAATTACTTAATGAGAAACTATGACAATAAGTACAGCAGAAATAAAAGGAATATCTGATCATTTAGCAGAAACTTTTAATTTAAATAGAGCAAAAGTTGAAGATGCTATATATGATTTTATAAGTGATGTAGCTACAGAAGATGCAGATGCTTTAAAGAATAAACTTATACAAAGAGAATTAGATAGAGAACAAGAAGATTTAACTAACTCACAAATGTAATGACAGTAGAAGAACTTAAAGAGTCTGATTGGTATAAAGAAAGACCTCAGATTATTAAAGATTTAA